TGTCCTCTTGTTGTTCAGGACTACTTACAGTAATCTCAACATCAGAAGATGTAGTTGCTACTTCAATAATTGTTTCATGTTTTTCGTAACCAATAACTTGGCGTGATGCTACAATAATATATTTACCACTTAGACTTTTATCTTCGTTATCTTCACCTTTAAACTTTTTACCAAAAACAGGTGCGTCAACATTTACATTAAAACCGGAAGTCAATTGAAAATTTCCTGGCATAGCAATTTTAAGTCTTTTTGCCATTAAGTTTTCTATGATAGCTTTTCTTTGAAATACCCATGCCTCAGTATTGTCCAATTTAGATAATGATGTTGGGTCTTTTTGTTTAATATAGTTACTAAAATTTTGTGCTAAAGAAAAGAATGATAGTGTTTTCTTAGAATCATAAGCTTCGATGTTACTTACACCAGAACGATTCTTAATGATTGATGCATTAGGATTATCATTTGCTTTTTCCATTGTTGCATCAACATCACCATACCCAATTTCTTTTTTGGCAGTTGTTCTGGTGAGTGGATCAAAACCAATGAATTGACCGGCGTTAACACCAGACCTTTGTTTTGAAATACTATCTGATTGTGTTACAACTTCAAATGCTCTTGCTGAACTGATTTCCGAAAATGGATTGCCTTTTGATTGATTTTTAGGTTGAAATTTAACATCTAAAATTTCTTCTTGGGTCAATAACTTTGACAATGGTGCAAAATTAAAACCAACTAGATTTTGAAAGAAAAGGTAATTAGGTGCCTGTTTTTGGTCTAAACTTCTTTTTGCACACCATTCTATGGCTTCAATTGGTCGTAGATTTGGTATAACAATGTTTCGAATACCAACTGTATCTTCAAAAATACCACCAGATTCACCGGCAGGCACATTCAAATAATCTTCTAAAATTTTCTCAACAACTTTACCATATGTGTTGTCATATGATTGATTAACTCTTTGTTGGTCTGAAAACATTAATTCATCAGAACAAAAATGTAATGTATAAAGTTCACTATTCAAACCTTCATTTTTACGAGTAGATTGTTTGTAGATACGAAATGCTTTTCTAAATGAAGCGATATCAGAGTTACTGTCTTTCGCAATATCAATCAAAATAGATTCGGAACCATCGAACAGTAAACTGCCAGATAAACCGGCAGCATCACGAATTAGAATATTTCCACTCATAACAGGCAGAAATATAGAATCGAAGATGTTTATTTCTTCATAGATGACCGAAATATCAATTGGTCCACCTTTAGTAACAATCGTCAATTCATTTATTTTGAATTGCGTTGATTTACCCATTGATAAACTCATGCTTTAATAACCCTCTTAAATTCTTTTTCTACGGCAGTAACAAATTCAGGTTTCAATAGTTTGATTGTTCGCTTACTATCATTAACCGCAATTTCATATTGATAGTATGATTGTGTTTCTTTAGTTACAACTTCTGTTATTTTACTACCATCTTGCAAATTATAATCGATGTTACTTGTGGCAGTATTTGCATATGTGTTGGCATCTAATTGAATTTTTTCAATTATTTTTATATCATCTTCATTTGTTCGTGTGATTACTTTGTAGTAAGAATGAATGTTGCTCGGTGACATAGCCCAAGACAATCCTTTTACGGATGTGTTTGCCGTATCTGCATACTCTGGTGCAGAATACTTTGCATCAATGTAATCAACCAATACTCTATCTTTAAGTGGCCAATCAAATTGTGGGTCATAAATGTCATTGAACATTAAAACGATCCAATGTCTTTCTGAGTTTTCATAATACTTGGATGCAATAATCTCTGGTGTGTCACCATCTTTAATATCATACTTGTAAAATGCCGAAGAATTTTCTTTAAGCGTGGTTTCAAATCCAAACCTTGAGATGATGTTTGTTACTGTATCTAAACCTGCCGATGAATTATTGGCAGTATAAAGAGTTTTTGGAAAGTAATTAAAGTATTTTGCCATTAACTACCTCTCGCCAATGTATCTGCATTTGCTAAATCAGACCTAAAGTCTGCCTTTGTTAGATATGTCATTTCTTGGAATTGCAATGTTGCTTGAATTGATACTGGCATACCTGTGCGACCTAAAGCAGGGTTGTTTTCACCGGGCGTTTCATATGCAGACCAACCATTTGGTGCGTAATTGATATCAAGTGAAACCAATACACAAGTTGCAATTTGTGGAATGTTAGGATTTTCTTTACCTGAATTATAAAACTTAATATCGAATTCGGAAGGAGGAATTAAAAAACCACCTGCATTTGGCATCAATTCAGGTGCTTGGTGAAAACGAAGTCTTTCTAAAATTCTCTGAACTTCTAATGCTTCTCTTTCATCTCTTGGATAAAAAGTAAAATCAAATTGAAATGTTCTAAAATTGGGTGACTTGTAAACCATCTCAAGCATCGGGTTCTGAACACGGCCTGTGGCAGCTAAAATTGCTTGACCTGTCTGTTCACTACCTAAAAGTTTTGCGACTCCTGTGCCTGCTTTTTGTTTAGCAATCTCTGCCGCAGTTTTACCAATCGCACCAATACCTTCTGCACTACCACTTTGAAATGCATCGTAAACTGATTTACCGCCAGCAAGTGCTTGACCGGCTAATTCACTACCTAAACTTAATTGGTCATAAGATTGTGCATATGTGTATTGCAATGTATCTGGCATATACAAAGCAATGGCATCTGTTGTGAGTTTAGTTGTTCTTAAAAAATTTAAACTGCCGCCAGTAATTCTTTTAATAGAGTTGTCAATAAGTGCTTGAGATGCGATAGAACCGCCACCTAAACTAACATTGGCTTGACCAAAAATATTTCCAATACCGCTTGTAATACCACCAATAATACCGCCTGCGGCCTTACTAATTCCTGCGGTAATACCACTTAAAATGCCACCCGTTTTTTGATTGAGTTGATTTAGTCCATTGTTGATTTTACCCATCAACTCATTGCCAAAATTTGTTGCTAACCGTTGTGGGTTGGTTAAGTCTGCCAAAGAGAGACTACCTATACCACCACTATCTGAAAAATCCGAAACTGTGGTTCTTTTAAAACTAGATTCTTTCTGTTCACGGATGTAAAAAATAACATAATGAGATTTGTCCGTATTACCAACATCTAAAGGATAACGGAGTGTAGTAGTTTCAAATTGACTGCCAGAAAGGCTAGACAAAGGACCTATTCTGTTTCCAGAACTTTTATTAAAAGATATGTCTGAGAATCCAAAAAGCGCCATGATTGTCCTATAAGGTTGATAGATAATATTTATGTCATACAAAGGATGGTTTCGTCCAAGAAACCCAAACAAATACAAAGGCGATGCATCAAACATCGTTTACCGATCCAATTGGGAACTTCGGGTAATGAAGTACCTCGATGAGAATGCTGCCGTCATATGGTGGGCATCTGAGGAGTTGCCGATACCTTATGTGTCGCCAGTTGACAATAAAGTGCATCGTTATTTTCCAGATTTCATTGTCAGGACCAAACGGAAAGATGGCTCCGAGCAGACTTCGATACTAGAGGTGAAGCCGTATAAACAAACGATGATGCCAACGCAAAAGCGCAAGACTAAACAATACCTATATGAAGTTACCCAGTATGCCGTCAATCAACAAAAGTGGAAAGCTGCCGAATTATTCTGCAAAGAACATGGATGGCGTTTTCAAATAATCACAGAAAAAGACCTTGGCATTTGAGATAAATACTCAAATGGCGAAACCACTAATTGACAGAATAAAAACATCGTTGGCGAAAGAAGGTCTTTCACCAAGGACAAATGCGGCTCGTGCTTGGTTAAGGTCTAAAGTTAAAGACTTATCTCCAACACCAAATTCTATTATGCGTGACCAACAAAGGCTTCGTGAGAACTCTATGATTGGTCGTATGTATTTTTACTTTTATAATCCGAAGTGGAAAGATTCGTTGCCATATTACGACAAGTTCCCATTGGTTATTCCAATTGAACGCTACCAAGACGGTTTTCTAGGGTTGAATTTACACTACATTCACCCAAAGCAACGAATTATCCTTTTAGACAAATTGAGTGAGGTGGCATCAAATGATAGGTATGATGAAAAAACTAAACTACGATTGAGTTATAGTTATTTAGCTAGTGCTTCAAAAGCATTTGAAGCCATGCCGTGTATTAAACGATACTTATTTACAAATATACAATCTCGCTTTTTAGAAATAACTGCTGATGAGTGGGATATAGCGGTAATGTTACCTGCTGAAAACTTTGTTGGTGCGACAACAAGCAAAGTGTGGTCAGATTCTAGGAAAAAATTCTAAATGTCATTTTCACCAAATTTATTTTTATCTAATGTAAGAGCAAAAGACGGACTTGCAAAACCTTCTCGTTTTGAAGTTGTTCTTCCTATTCCTCCTTACATTAATAGTTTTGTCGGCAATTCAGTCATTGAAAAGATATTGAATTTCCCAAACTCTATCTTCTCAGATGTTTCAGATGCCATTGCTTCTGCATTTGGTCGAGAAGGTGAACAAGATGAATACTCTAAAACTTCAAATTCATCTATGTCAAGGTACTTGGCACTTCAATGTGAAGCCGCAGAATTACCTGGCAGAACATTACAAACTGCTGATGTAAAAATTTATGGACCTACTTTTAAAGTTCCATACCAATCACAATACGGTGACACAACATTAACATTTTTGTGTACCAACGAATTCTATGAGCGTAAATTGTTTGACCGTTGGATTGAAGCGATTCATCCTTCCGATACAAACAACCTTAGATACCCAAAAGGACAAAAGTCTAGGTATCTAACTAACATTAAAATTATTCAGTATGATGATTTTATTAAAAAGATTTATGCGGTAGAATTAATGGATGCATTTCCAATAGGAGTTGCACCACAAGCGCTCAGTTGGTCTGATGATGGATTTCATAGACTGTCTGTGCAAATTGCATATCAAAGATATCGACCAATCTACGAAGGATCCTATGACCTTGCCTCTGCGGCAACTGCGTTGTTTGGTTCTGCGTTTTCAAGGATTTTACCTTTGGGTCGTGCATTATAAAATTTTAAACAAGCGAGGATATTATGTTACCTAAACTAGATGTACCAATCTATACTATTAATTTGATTTCAACAGGAAAACCTGTTCGTTTTCGTCCGTTTCTTGTAAAAGAACAGAAACTATTTCTAATGGCCGCTGAATCAACAGACGGCAATGAAATGGTTAGTGTAATTCGTCAGGTATTAAAAAACTGTGTATTGGATGAAATTGATGTTGATTCATTACCAACATTTGATTTGGAGTATTTGTTTATGAATCTCCGTGCAAGGTCAGTAGAAGAAATTGTTGACCTGCGATACAAATGTAACAATACACATAAAGATGAAAATGGTGAAGAAAAGAAATGTAATGGAGTTGTTGAATTCAAACTCAATTTATTAGAAGTTGAACCAACAAAGAATCCGAATCATAAAAATAAGATTCAACTTACTGAAAACCTTGGCATTGCATTTAAATACCCAACTTTTGAAATGATTCAGAAGTATGAGAAGATGAACGAGAATGAAGTTATGTTAAAAATTCTTGTTGATTGTATTGATTATGTTTATGATAAAGAGAGTGTATATTATTCAAAAGATTCAACCAAAGAAGAAATGGAAGAATTTATTGATAACTTACAACAAAAAGATTTGGAGAAGTTTAAAGACTTCTTTGATACCATGCCTGAAATTAAAAAAGATGTCCACTTCAAATGTCCAAAATGTTCATATGAAGAAGATATTGCAATAAAGGGCATGCAAAATTTTTTCGTCTAATTTTTCGTTATGATACCTTGAGTAACTATTATCAGACGAACTTTGCTTTGATGCAACATCACAAGTATAGTTTGACTGAGCTTGAAAACATGTTGCCTTGGGAAAGAACCATTTATGTTGAATTACTATTGAAGTATTTGAAAGAAGAAAAAGAACGGTTAGAATTACAAAGACAAACTAAGAAACGATAATGGCAGATTTTGCATCAAGATACCTATCCGAAGTTGAAGGTGGTAAAGGACTTATTAAAGGCGCAGGTGCGGCCTTAGAGGGTACCACCAAAGATGTAGGTAAAACATTCAGTAAAGAAAATGTTGTCCGAAGTATGTTCGGTGGCGATGATATTTTTTCGGCCGTTATTCGTGGTAAGTTGGGTGTAAAAAATAAACCAGGAAAAGAAAAATCACCAATACCACTATCTAATAAGAATCTGGACAATATACAAAACCAGATTGACAACCTCTCAAAAGAAGTGCAAACAAAAGAGGAGTCTGGTGGTTTAAGTGAAGATAGTTTAGCTTACTTAAAAATAATTGCTAAAAACTCCATCTCTATTCCTATGATGGCAAGAGATTTAAATGTTCTTCGTCAAAATTTAGTTAAATTAACAAAATTAAAAGGTGGTAAGGATGCGGCACCTACAAAAGCCGATGCGTTTTTCCTTCGTGAAGATGAAAGAGAAGCTGCACTAGAAGTTCAAAGACAAAAATATACAGGTGGTAAAAAAGAACCTGGCCAAAAAGAAGGTGGCGGTGAAGGTGGTGGCGGAATAATAGACAGTATTATGAGTTTCTTTAGTGGTGGTTTTATGAAAGCCATCCGATTCATTTTTAATCCAAGAACACTATCAAAGATTTTTTCTAAAGTATTTCTACCAATTGCCATTATCGGTACTTTATTTTCAGGTATCAAAGATGGTTTTAAAAAATACCAAGAAACTGGAAGTCTATCTGATGCAATAGTCGCCGGTTTAGGTGGTGCATTAGAATTTTTAACTTTTGGTCTATTCGGTGAAGATACTTTAAAAACTTTATTTGCATCGATTGGTGACTTCTTCAAACCAATTACAGAAACTATTTCTAATTTCTTTGGTGGTATAAAAGACTTTGTTGTTGGTCTGTTTGGCGGTGTGGTTAAAATGCCAGATACGGCACCTAAAGCCGCTGAAGAAGTTAAACCTGTATCACCAAATACAAAAGATTTTGCACTAACAAAAGAAAAACTGGAAGAATCAAAATCACCTGTTCCTGCAGCACCAGGAGGAAATGAAACTGGTGTTAAAAGTTTAGCCAATAAAGCAATGGAGATTGAACAACAAAATCCATCTCCACCTCCTTCAGCATCATCGCCTGCTCAAGTAAGACAAGAAACACCTGGTGCAACACCAACAGTTGCCACACCAGTTACAAGTCAGCCCGCAACTCCTGCGCCTTCACCAACAACAATGCCTTCTCCAACTTTGTCTGGTGATATGTCTGCTGACCAAAAAGTTAAACAAATTCAAACTTTTATTGATAGTAACAATCAAAACCTTGTAGAGCGTGAGAAGAATTCAAAAGAAAGAATTGAAGCATTTAAAAAACAAAATGCAGGCAGTCCAGAAAAGATTGCAGAATTTGTTAAACAAGAAGAAGCAAGTTTAGAATCATATCGTAAAACTGTTGAAGATTCAAACAAACAACACTCAACAAATATTGATACACTAAAGAAAGATAACGCACCATCAGCCGCACCTATGCCTGCATCACCAACTGGTTCTGTTGCAGGTGCGAGCGAGGCATCAAGTGGCGGTGGTAGTTCTTCTCCAACTGAAAGTGGAAGTGCTTCTGCACCTTCTGCTGAAGCATCACCATCGGCACCTTCTGGTTCTGAAATGTCAAATCAATCTGCATCGGTTGCGGAACAACAAAGAATGGAATCTTCTGCGGATGAAGGTTCTATAATCAATACACCAACAACCAATAATAGTTCTGAGACACAAGGCAGACCACAAAATCTAATTGCAGATGTATATGATACCGAGTTTGCAAAACTAATTTCTGTGGCAGCATAATATGGCAGAAAATAATACATCATCAGAATACCTGGATAAAAACGGCAACCCGTTGCGTGGTGCAGCTCTAGCGGCTAGAAAAGAAAAACTTGAAAGAGAAAAAAATTCACCGCAAGAAGATAATCAAAAACCTAAATTAGAATCAATTAAAGAATCAGTAGGTAGTTCTCTAAAATCATTTTTTGGTAAAAGTGGTTCTAAAGTAGAAGCAACGCCAACACCAGAAAAAGAATCTAGTGTTGGCGACCCAAATGCATTTCTAAAAATTATTGCCAAAAACTTCATGTCCATCCATTTGATGGCTCGTGACTTGAATGTTGCAAGACAAAATTCCATAAAATTAGTCAAGTTGGAAGGCGGAGAAGCAACCAATAAGGCCGATGCACAATTCTTAAAAGCCGGTGAACGAGAAGCAAAGTTAGAAAGTGAACGGGCGAAGGAACAGGAAGCAAGAAAACCTACTCCAGAAAAAGCACCTGCTGCTAAAAAACCAAAAAGTTTCATGGATAAAATCAAGGAACAATTTGGTATTGGCAAAATTATTAAATCATTCACCAAATACTTTATGTTGGCAGGTATTGTATTAATCGTTTGGGACTTATTCAAAGAATCATTTACTGAATGGGTTGGTACAATATGGGAATCAATCAAAGAACAATTTGATGAATGGGTAAATCAATTTAAACAATGGTTTGACGATGTAGTTCAACCTATTATCGATAAAGTTAAAGAGATTATTCAACCTATTATCGATGCGGTTAAAAAAGTTGTTGATGCAATTAGTGAATGGTTTGGCGAAAAGATAGATTGGTTTGCTAAAGAGTTCCCACAAACATTTGCCTTCATCAAAGGTGTTATTGATAAAGTAACCGAGTATATCAATATCGTCAAAGAGAAACTTAAATTTGTAACTGAAGCATATGATAAGGCAACCGCAAAATTAAAATCAGTTACGGATGCTATTGCAGAAAAATTAGGTTTTGGAAAGAAAAAAGAAGAAGAAAAACCTAAACCTGGTCAACCTACACAAAGGTTAAAGTTAGACGAAAAAGGTCAGTTTGTACCGATGACCCAAGAGGAGATTGCCGCTGAAAATAAAAGGTTGGCGGCAAGAGGTATTCCTCCACCAGTTGTCTATCCAGTTACAACTCCTTCCGGTAAAGAAGTCCCTGGTGCAGCACCAAAACCTACGGCGGCACCAACTACTGCACCAACACCTGCGGCCGCACCTAGTGCTAAACCACCTTCTCCTTCGGATGCAAAACCTAGTAAGATTGGTTCTGAAACGGGTAAGAAGGCAATGTTGGCGGAGATGGACAAAGAAAAGATTACTAACCCTACACAGCGTGCCGCTATTATGGCACAAGTTGGTCACGAATCTGGTGATTTTACTACACTCAGCGAAAATCTAAACTACAAGGCCGCAACACTCACTAAGTTGTTTCCTAAAAAGTTTAGTAGTCCCGATGATGCACAACAAGTCGCATCTGGTGGACCAAGAGCGGTTGCGGAGAGAATCTATGGTGGTCGAATGGGTAATGCACCAGAAGGTGGTGGTGAAGGTTATGAATATCGTGGTCGAGGATTCATTCAATTAACTGGTAAACAAAACTATACACGATTTGGATATGCAAACAATCCAGAAGAACTGACACAACCTGCGGGTGCAGCTGAATCTGCATTGAAGTATATGGCAGGTTACAAAGGTGATTGGAGTAATATTACTGCGGTCACTAAATTTGTAAATGGTGGTACAATTGGTTTAGAAGATAGACAGAAACATTTCTTGGCTTACATGAATGACCCAAAAATTACTTCTGTTGCCGCCGGTCCCGCATCCGCACCATCGGGTGCTCAAGTTGCATCAAATTCTTCTGCGGTTGCCTCTGAACAAAGACAACAACAAAAACCAACAACACCAATTGTGGTTAATGCACCAACCACTAATAACAAAACAGTAAACAAGATTGAAACGGCCCAAGCACCGGCGCCGAAAGATACTGCAACTAATCTCGCAGCCAGAGCGGCATAAAAAAACCCGGCATAAAGCCGGGTCAAGTAATTAAGGGACTAATTAATTACTTAGTTTCTGCTAGAGACTTGAAGTAATCCAAATCTTCGTCATCTTCTGTGATTGCTTTGTCAATTACAGATACATCATCATCTTTGAATGAAGAAACAACACTATCAGTTGCTTTAGTTCTAGGTGCAGCAGGTGCGCCATCGAATCCAAGAACTTTGTCTAGGCGAGACTTCAATTGTTCATATGACTTAAATTGTTTCTTCTCAGAAAACTCTTTAATGCCAAATTCACGCTTCCACAAATCTT